GTCACTGTTGAAATATTCGCATTACCAGTAACTGCACCGGATATACTATGATTATTAGAAATAATTGAATTAGCAGTAACACTTGTGCTATTTACAGACATGGTTCCTACACTTAAACTAGCATTGGCAGGTAGAGTAAGGTTACCTTTTTTATCTACTGAAAATTTACTTACACCTGCCACGTGTAAATCAATCAACTTACTACCCGAAGCACTTGCTGTATCAGTTATGTTTTCGTATATGCCGGTAAAACCAACTGCACTGTTATTCCATATTTGTGATACAGATATCCCTGGTATATTTTGTGTTAATCCAATTGCACCTGAATCAGCAGTTAATGAACCTGCAGTGATGACATTAGCATTTGCAGTATTTGTAGTTAACGAAGTAGCAGTTATTGCTCCTCCGGAAAGATTGTTAATAGAAATATAGTCAATTGATCCATTTCCAAAACTATACAATATATTATTTTTTGGACTTACTGTTATGACTGTGCCGTTGTTACTTGGTTGAACGTAAGTAGTTGATAATGGAGTTAATAAACCGGTAATTGGCGTAATTCTAAATGCAAAAATAGTTTGAGCCAAAAATGCATTAGTTCCCCCACCTATAACATATAAAAAATTACCAGTGCTATCAATTTTAAGTTGGTTACTAGGATAATTCTGTGCACCTACAGCAATAGTATAATTAGCTACATAACTAAGAGCGCCGGTAATTGTATCTATCTTATAAACATATACGCCATTACTATTACTCATACCAGCATAAAGAAACTTATTAGCTGAATCAATTACAGCATGGTCAACACCACCGGCAGTAGTAACAAAATGAGGTAATGTTGTAACTTGTCCAGTACCAGAACCAGCAGCAGTAGCTTTAAAAACAGTACCTACGCTAGCAGTGCTTCCGGCACCAACAGAATTCCATGTAGTAGTCCCTAAAGTTGAAATTTTATACCAAGTACCTGTAACAAATGATCCAGCATTTACAGTAACTGCGGAACTTGACAGTAAAGGAGTAAATATTCCAGTAGTTTGGTCTACGGTAAACATCTCTGCGGCAGTATAACTTGAACTTAAAAAAGCATAAAAGAATTTACCAGTTCTATCAAACAATATAAAATTAGCATCTGCTTGTCCTAAATTGGCAGCAGTTCCATTGCCGCCGGTTAATGTACCGACAGCGGCTGGTCCGGGATTAAAACCCCATTGGTAAATATAACTGTCTGCCCCATTAACCCCGGAGCTCATAGTGTAAAGCCAATTACCACTTGGATGCATGGTCATACTTCTCATAAACTGTATTCCCATTGCTGAACCAACATCTGAGTTTGTTACACTAGCGTAATCAGTAATTGTTCCTGTATTAGGGTCAAATCTAATATAACTAATTCTCTTTGTTTGTACGGCATCAGGGTGAGCAATACCAACATAAATCCATAAACCATTTGGATGCATATATGCATCAAATACATAACCATTACCTATACCAGTAGACTGCACATTATTATTTGGACTAAGAACTGGGGAAAGAGTACCATCACCATTAATTTTATAAACAGCCCAACCATAATTAATAATTACGATAAGATAATTGCCAGAAAGATCAAATAGCGGGGGATTTTTACTTACAGGACTAGTAAAGTTGTTGTTAGGAGTAATATTAGTAATACCTAATCCTGTAAGTGCTAATGTACCTGCACCAGTTGGGTTGACAGGAGCAATAATCTTATTAACAGATTGAATAGTGTTTGCGTATACTACGTTAGCTACAGTTAATCCAGAACTAGAAAAATTAGCAACGTTTGAAACACCATTGACACTTATACCAACGTTACCGTTTGTAGCGGGTATACTTACATTACTTGTGCCGTTGAATATTTGAGTAGCATCAAGACTAGCCCAACCCAATGTACCGCTGTTATAACTATAAACTGTTGCAGATGTTGCATGTCCGGAAGTAGTAGAATTCAGTTGACCTCTAGTGCAACCTGTAAATGTTGTTGCGGTAACTCCGGTATACGAAATTACCTCATTCTCTACAATAATATAACCGGAAGTAGGGAATCCAGTAGTACTGGTAACTGTAATTGTTGTATCAGTTGTTTGTACTTGTGAAGTAACAGCAGTGGAAGCAGACGCACTAGTTAATTTTAAATATTGTCCAGTAGTACCACCATAAATTCTGATGTTACTAATATTACCTAAAAATACATTAGTGCCGGGTAAACCGGCTAATAGATTACCAGAAGTAATTAAATTTCCGGACACATTTTCTGATCCTTTAACTAATGTACCGGTTGCTGTTACAGTTAATACGTTATCAAAACCACCGACACTTGTAGTAACGTTACCGTTAGCTGTGGTGATTGCTACATTACTTGTTCCGTTTGCAATTTTTGTAGGGTCAACTTTTAACGTATCAGCATAGGCTTTTGTTGCCGCATCTTGTGCGTCAGTTGGATCTGCTAAGTTTTTAAGTTGAAGTGTTGTGGGGAAGGTTAATGATGCTGAGGTTGCCATATTATGTTACCGTATATAATGCTGTTGCTTGGTTATAATTTGTAAACCCATACAAATTATATGTTTGTCCTGAAATAGTAATTGTACTAGGTCCTACGTCAGGAGTTTTTGTTGCAGGATTACCAAATGCAATGAATTGCCAAGTGTGTGATGTAGTCCCTGGGGTAGCTATCCATAAGTAACTAGAAGTAACGCTAGGAGTAGTAGCACCTTGCCCTAATGCATAAGCATATGGTAAATAACTATCACTTGTTGTAAGTGTTGGGGGTGTGTTTGTTGTAGTTGTTTTATAGAACAACGGAGTATAACTTGTAGCTGCCGCGACTGTAGCAGTTGTTGTGGGAAGTGTTTTAGTTCCCCCGCCGTTTAAACCAGTACCACGATAGTCAGTGGTAGTGATTGTATAACTTACTAAACTGTTTATTGAAGCACTAGATCCACTGGTAGCACCTGTGCTTGTTAATGATATCCCCGCACCATATGTAACATTACCTGAAACAACTGTACCAACAACCGGCGTCATATTCCAATTAAACGCTTGTGTAGTGGCCCAATAAGGAACTGAAGAACTTGGAAATCCTCCTGATAAACTCACGCTGAATGGTGTTTGCTGAACGTTTGTCAATGTTGTACCTGTCGCTATATATGATCCTCTAGTGGTAGTCAAATTAACAGAAACTGTGCTAGAAGCGTTAGTTTGTATAGCACTACCACCGGATATGCTATTTAGTAGAGTACTATTGATGATATAAGTTCCCCCTGTACCAGTAATTCCTAGACCAGTGATATTTGTACCGGTTATTGCTATGCCACCAATAACAATAGTATCGGTTGCCTTAACGTCAAACGTAGCATTTACTAAATTAATTGTTATTGAAATGTTTGCTGTATTAACGGTAGTAGTAGTGAAATCAATATATGCGTTTTTACTAGTACCTACAGTGCTACCTCCAATTGACCAGCTATCAGTTACTGATATTGCTACTGGTCCTAATTGATTAATTGTAAACTTACCTGCTGGAAAACTAGTATTAGTAAAGTCAGAAACAACCTCAATACCAGAACCAGCTACAAGATTGGTTACTGTTGTTATGACGTTTGCTTTTGGTTTAGCGAAACCAAGAACACCTGCGCCGTCTGTCTGAATAAAGTCACCTGACGAACCACCAGAAATATGTAAGTTAGCAATACCACCTAATGATACGTTAGCTGTTTTGATGAAGTTAACAGTACCTGAACCAGAACCAAAGCTAGGATTTTCAACCTTCAAATCTATTGAAGTTACTATACCATTTGCATTTACACCTGAACTGTCAATGATTGTATTAGCTGAGAGTCCACCTACTGTTAATGTAGTTAATCTACCAATACTAGTGATATTAGGTTGTGATGCTGTTGTTAAGGTGCCCGTTAGTAGAGTTGCGCTTAAGTTACCTGTAGCTACGTTATATGATAGTGTAGAATTACCTGCAAACTGATAATTACCATCAGTTACACCACTTACTAATGCAGGATAATATGTACCAGTGTTTGTGTTCTTAAGTGCAGTGTAATCACTTACGTTAGAGTAATCAACGTTAAGATTATTTACACGTGTTTTGCTTGTTATTGTTAATGGAGCTGTACCATCTGCTATGTTAGCAACTAATGTTGGTGCCCTAACAGTCCCTGTAACAAACGCATTGCCTGCATCTAAATTAGCAGATAGATTAGCATTTATAGTAACAATACCTGTACTTGTGATAACTGCGGAATTAGTAGTACCGTTTATACTGAACGCAACATTGTCATTATTATAAATGAACATGTTACTAGTACCATTTTTAAGACTAGATGTATCAATACCTGTTAATTTACTACCATCACCTACAAAATAATAACCAGTTGTAATTGTTATATTTCCATTTGTTGTAATAGTACCATTACCATGCGTTGCGTAGTTTGTTGTATTACCTACCACTAACGTAGATAATTTGCCGATATTACTAATGTTTGGTTGAGAACTAGACGTAGCATCCAGTATACCAATCAAGTTGCCACCAACTTTAAGATTGCCTGTAACGTTAGCATTGCCAACCTTGATATTGCCTAAGTTAACGATTGTTGCAATGTTAGTTGCAATCGTTGCTTTACTTGCAAATACGAATTCTTTAGCTGAGTTCTTCCAACCCATAAATGCTTCAGTTTGACTTGCAGAGCCAGTATCATAGTAATGCATTATTGTGCCGCGGTCGTAACCATCATTAGTAGTTAATGTTCCATTTAAGTTGCCGCCCATTTCAATTAATGGGTCTTGTACTACTAAACCAGTGACGTTAGCAGTTATTGTGTCACCGGATACAGTCAAGTTACCGGTGATAGTTATATCTTTTGTTGTTGTAGTGCCTGAAACATCTAAATTGGTTAATGTACCTAAACTTGTAATTGTTGGTTGACTACTTGCGGTAACAGTACCTGCTGTTGTGGCTGCTGTAGCACTTGCTACTGCACCAACAACGTTACTACCTACAATATTATATAGATAGTAGCCGTCACCAACAAAGAAATTAGCAGTTACTGCATTACCTAAGCTTGGGTTTGCACTAGCAACAGTGGTCAATCCAGTAAGTGTGCCTACAGTTGTAATATTATTTTGATTGTTTGCACTGGTTGCAATCTTACCTACAAAGTAATTTGATGTTACACTGTTTCCTAAACTAGCATTAACTGTATTAATAGTTGCTAACGAAACTAATGTTCCAATATTTGTAATCGTTGGTTGACTACTTGCAGTGACAGTACCCGCTGTTGTAGCTACTGTAGCTGAAGGAACAGTGCCGGTAACATTTGCACCGGTTAGATTTGCTAATGAATTGCCATTACCAATAAAATAGTTTGCTCTTACTACATCTCCTAAGTTAGCATTAGCAGATATAATTGTGTCTTTGATTGTAAGGTTTGAACCACTAAACAATGCAACATTGGTTGTACCAGAAATAGATACTGTTATATTCCCGTCAAGTTCAACTTTTACATTGCTAGTATTAGTGTCATCTTTGATTTCTGTTGGTTTTGGTAAACCAGTTAAGTAAACACCATTGCCTACAAAATAGTTACCTATAACAGCATTGCCTAAGTTAGCATTACCTGAATTAATATTAGCTGATACATTTAATGAACTAAGCGTTCCAAGACTTGTAATATATGGCTGGTAAGAATATGTAATTGTGCCTGCAACATTACTTGCTGTAATGTCTTTAGCCCAAACATTACCCTTCTTGTCAATTTTGAATACATTTATGTTGTTAACATTAAACTCTGCTAGTAATGATGTTGAATCGCTTGCGGTATCAATAATTTCTTGTTGGAATGATGTAAAACTAACTAAACTATTATTCCATTCTTCATTAATTGAGAATGGTTGATCGGTAGTAATTGGACCTTTATCAATAACAATAGATGGTGTAGATAATCCACCTTCACTTACCGTAACACCACCAATATATATATTACCGTCAATATTAGCATCACCTGATACATGTAGTGTTGTTAATGTGCCTGTACTAGTGATATTTGGTTGTGCGGCTGTAGTAACTGTTCCTGCTTTTGTTGCAAGAGCCACTGTACCGGTAACATTTAATCCTTGAATATTTGTTAAGAAGTTACCATTTCCTAAGAAATAATTAGATTCTACTGCGTTACCCAAGTTAGCATCTTGTGAGGTAAACTTACCTACAATGGCTAGTGATTTGGTTAGTTGGTTGTACTTGAAGTCACTATCAGTACCAATCACACCTTGTTTGTTTATTAATATTTCTGAATTTGATCCGGGTGATATAAATGTTCCGGAAATCGTACCAGAAATTGTAGAAGCAGATAACCCACCAGCACTGACTGTAGTGCCACCTACATATAAATTACCGTCAACATTAGCATCACCAGCAACATGTAAACTTGTTAAAGCACCTACGCTAGTAATTGCAGGTTGTGCATGAGTATAAACAGTTCCAGCAACTAACGCATTGGACACTTGACCAACTACGTTTGATCCTGATACATTGTTGGCTACGGCAGCATAAGCTACTTCTCCAACAAGCTTAGAACCAAGATAACCATCTGAATCACGTATGTTCGCTCTTACCCATCCTGCATCAACGTAATCATTGATATCAATATTAGCGGCTACAATAAGATTAGTAACATTTAAATTAGTAAGTGTACCTACACTTGTAATATTGGGTTGAGAACTTGCTAATACTGTATTGGCTATGTCTACTGTTGGATTTAATGGATTAGTACCAACGATAGAATTAGCAGTAATTACATTTGCACTAAAACTGCTACGTGAATCACGCAATACAATTGTATTAGCAACATCAATTGTTGTAGGTGTATACCCTTGTAAGAATTCAACATTTAAATTTGCAACCATCAACTGGCTAGTAACAGTGAACGGGGGATTTCCACCGGATTCAACTGTGCCTGCTACTGATTGTGAACCTACTACTGTTTTTAAATATGAAACACTTCTAACAGTGCCCACAGTAACAGTAAATGTTCCGTTGTATCCTGTTGGAGTTACACCTTTAACAGTAATAAGTCCGCCAACAACAAACGGTGGAACTGTTTGGTCTTCAAAAGTTAGTGTAGATACACCGCCGGTGCTAGTTGCAGTCAATGTTACAAATGTAAAACCTGTAGCAGTAGTGTCACTAGAAACACCACCTGTAGCTGTTACAGCACCACTAACTAAAATACCACCTTGACTAGTAGCAGTAATAGTTGAAGTACCTAATTTAATAGTTTTACCAGCAAGATATAAATCACGCCAATGAAGCGTTGGTGTACCAATATCTTCCACCATATTCCCTGTTGGAATCAACGGTCCTCTAATTTTTACATTTGATGTAGTATCAATGATTGTATTTCTAAAAATTGTATCACCACCGTCTACTGTCAATGAATTAAGTGTACCTACTTGAACAATATTAGGTTGATATCCTGCGCTAGAAGTTAATGTACCTGCTAAGTTTGGTGCTGATAATGTGTTAGTTGCAGTTATTGAAGTTGCCCTGATAGTTCCAATAACATTTAAGTTAGCAGGTCTAATTGCACCGCTACCTTCAGTAAATGTTATGTTAGCACTTGCACCTACGTTACCTGTTTTATTAAATAGAATTTGTTTGTCTGAACCAGGAGCAGTAAGTATACCGTTAATGTTACCATTAACGTTACCAGTGAACGTTGGAGCAGTAATTCCACCAGCACCAATAGTTGTTCCGCCTATATATAAATTACCATCTATGTTGGCGTTACCTGAAACACGTAAATTAGTTAAATTACCTACACTTGTAATATTTGGTTGTGCGTTTGTTGTTAAAGTTCCTGTAATATAATTAGCGGTAGCTAAGTTACCTAAATTAGCATTTCCGCTTGTAATATTTCCAGTAACTGCTAAACTATCTAATGTACCAACACTTGTGATACCTGTTTGTGGACCAGATGTTAAATTACCAGTAAAGTAATTGGCAATAACCGCATTACCTAAATTAGCATTTCTTGATTGAATATTTCCGGTAACAGTTAATAAGTTACCATCAAAGAACAAGTTACTGTAACTACCGATGTTACCGGCTTTGTTTACTAATATTTGTGTATTAGCAGTTGAATTGGGTGCATTGTATATGTTAGCATTTGCAAACGCAACTTTGATATTACCGGCAACTATGTTACCAGTAACTGCTAAACTTGTGAGTGTACCAACAGTAGTGATATTGGGTTGTGCGGCAGTTGTTAATGTTCCTGTAACTGTACCTGCAGTAATATTGTTGGTTACAGTAACATTACCGATGACAGCAAGCGTATTACTATTAGTAAACGTTAAATTAGCAGTACCGTCGATGTTACCTGATTTGTTTAGTAAAACTTGATTATTGGCTGCTGGTGCAGCATACGCACCTGCGCTAACCCTACCATCAGAAATAACTGTCCCGCCAATGTGTAAATTACCTTCTAAGTCAGTGTTACCATAAACGGTTAGGTCACCAGTGACCTCTAGGTTACTTAAGGCTCCGATTGTTGTGATATTAGGTTGACTGCTTGCATAACTAGTTAATACTAGGTTAGCATAATCAACACTAAGTGTATTGGATGTCTTATCAAACGCAAAGTTTGCAACACCACCTAAGGCAGTCCCTTCATCATTGAATTGAACAAATGTATTGGATCCACCGGGACTTAGTACTGCTTCTGTCTGCCAACTTAAGTTACCGGTTCCGTCTGTTTTTATTACTTGCCCGGCAGTACCACCCGAAATATGCACATTGGCTATATCTCCTAGGGTTGCACGTTCTGTGACAGTTAGTTTGGATAGAACGGTTTCATCAGTAGTAACGGCTGAGGAGACATATCCAATGCGGTCCCAAGTCTTATTGTTATTATTCCAAGAATATAAAAGACCGTTAACTGTTACTTGCTGTCCGTTAAGTGGATTGGCTGGCCAACTCATTGAGAATTCCTTTTTATAGTGTATTTATTCATTTTGAAAGTATCTATGGTTCTTGGGTTGACAGTAAATGGACTATCTGCTATACTTACAGCATGGAAATAAAAATCTTAGCACATGGAAATACTAGCCCTGAAAAGGTCCAGATGTTTCAAAAGACTGCCAAATTCTATGCAAAATACTTAAATATTGAAAAGTTTAAGTACAAAGTATACGTTTGTATAGCCCCCAAACTACGTCAAAGAGACGGTAACAACGGTGTCTGCGCCAAGACCGGTGACAAAGAAATCAGTATAGCAGTGGACAGTGCTTTAGCATTACCTCAAATGCTTATGACACTTGCCCATGAAATGGTTCATGCAAAACAATATGTTCGTGGTCAATATCGTGGTGAAATGTCACGTAACGGCAAAGTAAGACGTATTTGGTTGGGTAAGCCATATTCAGTTGCATATCTCAAGCGACCATGGGAAAAGGAAGCTTTTCGCCGTGAAGGTGAGTTGGCATGTGCATTGTTGGACAATGTTATCCAAAAAGCGAAAAAACGCAAAAAATGATTGACAGTAAATCATTTTATTGTTATACTATGTTTTCTTTATCAATAAGCCATCAACAAGGAGTCAACAATGGCATCACAAGTATCTGACAATCACACTATTACTAGTGTTCAAACCCGTAAAGCAATTCTAAGTGCTTTCAAAACTAAACGCCCAGTTTTTCTCTGGGGCCCTCCCGGTATCGGTAAGTCCGAGGTCGTGCAAGAAATTGCCGATGAACTCAAAGGTCATGTTATTGATTTGCGTATGGCGCAAATGGAACCAACTGATATTCGTGGTATCCCGTTCTTCAACAAAGATATCAGCAAGATGGACTGGGCTCCCCCAGTAGACTTGCCCGATGAGGAACTCGCAAGCAAGTATCCCATTGTTGTATTGTTCTTAGATGAAATGAACAGTGCCTCCCCAGCAGTACAGGCTGCAGGTTATCAACTTATTTTGAATCGCCGTGTTGGTAAATATTTCTTGCCCGATAACGTTGTTATTGTAGCGGCAGGTAATCGTGATAGTGACAAAGGTGTTACATATCGTATGCCAATGCCCCTTGCTAATCGTTTCATTCATTTAGAAATGCGCCCTGACTTTACGTCATGGCAACAATGGGCCGCAAACAAAGGTATTCACAAAGACGTTGTGGGTTACTTGTCGTTTGCTAAACAAGATTTGTATGATTTTGATAGCAAATCCTCAAGTCGTGCATTTGCAACACCCCGTAGCTGGTGTTTTGTTAGCGATTTGATTAGCGATACAGAAATGGATGAGGATACTCAATTCAATTTGGTAGCAGGTGCTGTTGGTGAAGGTCTTGCAGTTAAGTTTAAAGCACACCGCAAGGTAGCAGGTAAGATGCCCGACCCTAGCGACATTCTTGCAGGTAAAGTGAAAGACCTTGCAGTTAAAGAAATTTCTGCAATGTATTCACTTGCAATTGGTATGTGCTATGAATTGCGTGATGCACACCAAAACAAAAAAGTTGATAGCAAGAAGTTCCACGAAATGGCTCAAAACTTCTTTGACTTCACAATGTCAAACTTTGAGACTGAGTTGGTCGTGGTTGCGGCAAAGATTGCACTTAAAACATATTTGCTTCCAATCGAACCTAGTCAGTTGAAAAACTTTGATGAGTTTCACAAGAAATACGGTAAATATATCGTTGATGCAGGTAATTGATTTGGGCAACGAAAGTTGACTCCCTCGGTGTCGAAAGACACCTTTGAGCGGGGGTGGTGTGAATGCCCCCGCTCTTTTTTATTGACAATAAATCAAACATCTGCTATACTATCAGTATTAAATTATTAAGGAAACAACATGAGTGACGTAATTGCCCCTACAAAAAAGAAAAGACGCAATAAGAAATTTGACAATCTTATTGGTCCATATGATGCTAAGGTAGATAATCTAGCACGTGAACGATTAGTGTCCGCACGTATTGGTTTGTTGTTACGTCATAGTTTCTTTGGTAATCTTGCTACTCGCATGAAATTAGTTAACGCTGATGAATGGTGTGCAACAGCGGCAACAGATGGATCAAAATTTTATTACAATAGCCGCTTTATTATGTTGTTGAAGCCTAAAGAAGTTGAATTCTTAGTAGGTCATGAAGTGTTACATGTTGTATATGACCACATGGGTCGTAGAGGTACACGTGATCCTCAGTTGTGGAATATTGCTGATGACTATTGTGTGAATGCTGACTTGAAAAAGCACAATGTAGGCCAATTCATTACATCGGTGCCTTGCTTGTATGAAAGAAAATATGAAGGCTGGACTGCTGAGGCAGTATATGATGACTTATACGACAAAGCAGACAAAATTAATTTGGATAAACTAATTGACCAAATGCTTGATGAGCATATGGATGGTGATAGCGATGGTGATAGCGAAGGTGAGGGTGATGGAGACGGTGATAGCGACAAAAAAAGCAAACGCCCACGCATGAGTTCCGAAGAACGTGAACAAGCACGTCAGGAAATGAAACAAGCTATTCTGCAAGCCGCACAAAGTGCTGAGGCAGGTTCTATCCCTGCAGGTGTTGAACGATTGATTAAACAAGTTACTGACCCAGTTATGCCCTGGCGTGAACTGATTCAAACTAACTTGACTAGTTGCATTCGCACTGACTTTAGCTGGATGCGAGCCAATCGTAAAGGCTGGCACATGGATGCTATCATGCCCGGCATGACACCGGGTGAAGAGATTGACGTTGTTGTGTCACTTGATATGTCAGGTAGTATTAGCAATGCACAAGCACAAGCATTCTTGGGTGAGATTGCTGGTATGATGGATAGCTTTGATGGTTATAAGGTACATGTATTCTGTTTTGATACTAACACATATAACCCACAAGACTTCTCAAGTGAGAACATGGATCGTATTGATGAATACGAACCTCAAGGCGGTGGTGGTACTGACTTTGATTGTATCTTTGATTACTTGAAAGAAAATGCAATTGAACCTAATCGTTTGATTGTGTTTACTGATGGATATCCTTTCGGTAGCTGGGGTGACCCTGATTATTGTGATACTACTTGGATCATTCACGGTGACAAAAACCCGAATCCCCCGTTCGGTACTTACGCAATTTATGATGAAAAATAAGGAAACATAATGGAAACTATAACTACTCTTGCTAATATTTTTGGTACACTATTCCTACTAGGAAGTGTTGCTGGTATATTCTATGTTTTTTATAGATTATTAAAACATACCTTAACTACTGTTAAAAACAACGATGATTGAGATTTAATATGATGTACATTGGTACTAGTTTTGGTGGATGCTTGCTTAGCCTCATGAATGGTGAAGTGTCCGAGGATGAGGTTATGGTCATCATAACTCGTACCGATGCACCTGACTATGATAGATATATTGGTGTAGTGAAAGCATATCACGCACAAGGTAATCCTTTTGCTCGTAATCCTGAACGTTATGATTTGGATGATTACGAACTAGAGGATTTGGTTGCCCTTGCACATAGATTATGGTATGCTGGTAAGATTCACCAACCAAGAAGATTTGTAGGTGACAATGATTACTTACATCCATTTAAAAATGGTCACAAACTTTGGTTTCAAGTTGTCCCCACTATTGATAATGATACACCTGCAGTTGTAGATGCCTACGAAAAATACAAAATGCTGGACCTATTGACAAGATAAATTTTACCACTAATCAAACTCATATTAAATATCTTAAGCATAAAAGCTTTAGGAGAATATTATGAGTTTTTTAAGACATGTTGGTAAAATGGGTGATAGAAAAGTGGCAATCGTATTTCGGGAAATCCCCGGCGAGCCGCATATGGGTTTAGTTGTTAATACAGAAACACTTCATGCCCAATTACATGATGCATTGATAAGAAGCATTGAAAGCGATATCGGTCAAGCCAGCGAACACCTAGCTGATGCATTAAACCGTAGTTACACACAAGATGGTAAAATCATTCTTCAAGTGTTGCACAGAGAAGGTATGTTGAAAAAAGTACAAACTGCTCAAGTGTTAGTAACACCAAATCCTACTACTACAATTAGACTTGATGAATTAAACAAGATACTAAATGATATGAAACAGGGTGAGGATGCAGTTAGAAAAATGGCTGACATGGATCAAAGTGCAGGAATGAGAACTCCTGCAGAAGTAGCACGTAAAATGCGTGATCCAATCGTATCTAACGCTGTACTTGATGACATGGTTCTTGCTAAACAACGTATTGAACAAGCTGAAAAAATGGAACGTGAAGCAAATGGTTTACTTGCAGAATCTAAACGTTTGCGTGATGAAGCTGTTCAAATGGCTCCTTCATTGCAACCAGCACCCGCAAAAACAACTAAAGCAAAAAAAGCTAAAGTTGTTGAAGCAGTTGTTGCACCAGCTAAAGCACCTAGAAAAACTAAGACCACTGCCTAATTCCGATTAACAAAGGAACCGGGTAATGTCAAATGAATTATATAACAAATGGCAAAATATCCTTGAGGATGTTGAAAAGAGTAAAATACCTATTCAATTCATCAAAAAGATTATTCTTAAATTTCAAGGAAAACGTCAACAAACTATTAATATTCAAACATTACTAAAACAAGGCTTAGAGCCTGAAGAGGTGGAAGAAATAGTTAATCGCAAATTGATTGAACTTGACCATCAAATTGTTAATCTTGAATTTATATTGAATGTTGAAAACATTGCTGATACAGTACAGCCTGAGACAGATAAGTTATTAGGTAAACTATAAAACAAATTGCCCTAAAGTTTAGGGCAATTTGCCAAATGATGTTGTATTAAGTTTAATGATTTGATATAATCGCAACATGAAAACATATTTACAACTTTTACAAGATATATTAGATAACGGAGAAACAAAAGATGATAGAACTGGTGTTGGCACTATTAGTGTGTTTGGACGTAATCTTCGCTTTGATTTGCGTAGGGGCTTTCCAGCCGTCACAACTAAAAAGTTGGCTTGGAAAGCGTGTGTAGGTGAATTACTTTGGTTCATTGAAGGCTCGCAAGATGAAAGACGTTTAGCAGAGATTACTCATGGTAGCAGAGAAGGCACCGTAACAATTTGGACACCAAACGCACTAGCACCTTACTGGAAAGATAAAGCAAAATTTGAAGGTGACTTGGGAAGAGTATATGGAGTACAATGGCGGCACTGGAGAAATGATGAAAAAGAAATTGACCAACTAAAGAACTTACTTGAGGGTTTAGTTAAAGACCCTAATGGTCGTAGACATATTCTTAGTGCTTGGAATGTAGGTGAAATGGATCAAATGGCTTTGCCACCGTGTCATGTAATGAGTCAATTTTATGTCAACAAAAACAAAGAACTCTCTTGTCATATGTACCAGCGCAGTGTGGATGTGTTTCTTGGCTTACCTTTTAACATTGCTAGCTATGCGTTGCTTACACATTTAATCGCACATCATTGTAATTTAAAAGTAGGTGAGTTGATTATAAGTACTGGCGATACGCATATCTATACCGATCATGTTGACCAAGTTAAAGAACAATTAAATCGTGAGCCACACCCATTACCAATATTGATGTTGAATTCACAAAAGAACAATATCTTTGAAATGACAATGCAGGACATTCATTTAGAGAACTATCAAAGCCACGATGCGATTAGGGCAAAGATGGCAGTATGATAATGTATGAAGATTCTGATACTAAGGTATTCACTTATCTGGTGCATGAGTTTATGATGGGTGATGTTGAGGATCCTGATTTATTTGCATCACAACATCTTTGGGAGTGGGAGAAAACAGATTCAGGTAATTGGGTAATGAATAATAGTGAACCCACCGCAAGCTGGCATAGAATTCCTGATGGATATGGTTGGAGATATGAAATTCGTGCTTATCTTACATCAGAACAATTAATGTATTATAGGTTACGTTTTGAATAAATTAGAATTTATTGTTAAGTGGTCGGCTACTGTTTTTGCACTTGCAACAGTGTATCTTACTAGCCATGATATTATACCATTGAACAAATATATAGGTATCATAACTGCATTCTTGTGGATGTGGTTAGGCTTTATGTGGAAACAACCAAGCATGTGGGTATTGAATATTATTATGATTGCGTTATATGTTAAAGGATTATTTACGTTATGAATATTTTAGTGACAGGTGGATTAGGATTGATTGGTCACAATGTAGTTAAGAGACTACAGGATCAAGGACATATTGTATCAATCATAGATACAAAAACAAATTACGGACTTATTCCGCAAGAAGAAATTGACTATCTAATGTATAATCGTTTGAAAAAGATAGATGAATATAAAGGTGCTATCTATACATACGATATTTCAAACAATGATATTGATGGTGTATTTCAAATTGAAGAACCTGAAATTGTAATTCATTTAGCAAGTTTCCCTAGACAAAAAGTTGTGAATGAAAACCCAATTTTAGGTAGTCGTACTATGAGTGAAGGACTAATAAATTTATTAGAAGCTAGCAATAAATATGAAGTAAGGAAGTTTATCTATATCAGCAGTTCAATGGTATATGGTGATTTTACTGATGATGTTACAGAAGATGCCATCTGTAATCCCCAAGGACAATATGGCATTATGAAATTAGCAGGAGAATGGCTTGTTAGAGATTATACTCGTAGAACTAATATTGTGCATACTATCATTCGCCCTAGTGCTGTTTATGGACCTCTGGATGTAGAAGATAGAGTAATAAGTAAATTTTTACTTGCCGCAATGCGCGGAGAAACTATCCAAGTTAACGGTGAAACAGAAACACTAGACTTCACATATGTGGATGACGCCGCAGATGGTATTGTTGCTGCCGCACTATCTGATAATACGGAAAACAAGACATACAATATCACAAAAAGTCACAGCGTGACACTATTAGAAGCCGCACGTATGGCACTAGAACTTGCTGGTGGCGGCATGTTGACCATAAGAGATAGAGATTTAGACTTTCCAAGCAGGGGTGCATTGAATATTGATGCAGCCAGACGTGACTTTGGCTTTGACCCCAAAGTTGATGTAGCAGAGGGCTTCAAAATATACTATGATTGGTTAAAGTCAGACTCATATTTTAATAAATAACTATATGTGGATAATATCATTTTTGCCCGATTGGGTCTTTCATGCAATGTTAATCGGTGGTATACTGGGAACAGTAGCCGGATTTGTATTAGGAATGGTTCCTGGAATCAAAATGTATGTTCTTCCAATACGTGTCATTAGTTTGATTGTTCTTGCTTTTGCCTTATATTTAGAAGGTGGATTAGCAGATTATGCAGCCTGGCAGCTTAAAGTCAAAGAAGTTGAAGCTAAATTAGCTGAGGCTGAACTTAAAAGTGCCAAAGAGAATACAAAGATAGTTACTAAAGTAATTACAAAAACTCAGATTGTACGGACACGTGGAGAAAATATTGTAAAATATATTGACCGTGAAATAGTCAAGTATGACACTAAATTTGCCCCCGGTGGACAATGTGAGATCCCTAAAGATTTTATTAAAGCATTGAATGATGCGGCGGAGGCACCAAAATGAATTTACTTAAATTATTTGTACTAGCAATTTTTATCATACTTGCATTCTTAGCAACAGGATGTAGTACTATTGTACCAGTAACTGTTAAGTTTCCAGAAGCACCGGAACAACTTTTAGTAAAATGTCCTCAATTAGACAAATTAGAAGAAGAACCAAAGTTAAGCGACATAACCAAGACAATCATAAAAAATTATACCACTTACTATGAATGCGCTGTTAAAAACGATTCATGGATAGAGTGGTATAAAATTCAAAAAGATATTTTTGATAAAGCTGGCAAATAATTACTCAGCATTCTTTCCGCATTTAGCACGTTTAGCGTTAGTTAATGCGCCATAGTCAACTGGCCATTCTTTTCCCGGCTGCAATTCTGTAGCGTTTTTAGGGAAAGCATAAGTTACTCCCGCTTGTTTCTGTATATCAGCAACCGATACACGGAACTTAGTCAAATCATTACCCAAGTTAACATATGGTTTAGTATGAGGGAATACCCATCCAGCAACTTGTCCTGTAGTTTGATTAATTACAATCTTGTAGTAAGCATGCGGAACGATAATTCCCCTACCAATAGTCAAATCACCTGCACCATACAATGCACCTACATAAACAGTTAGGGGTTGTTTTAATTGGACTGCCCAACCTCTAACACTTGTCTCTAATAGTTTCCATATACCACGATTCAATGAACCATGTTGTGGATACATGTTAGTCATTAAGAAACTCTCATACTCTACTTGTTGAGTCCAACTCAAGTCACCATCAGGAACAGCATGTCCTTTATCGTATCCTGTACCAGCATAGTCATCCGGTGTTGCACCGCCAGCTATACTCTTGTCAGCAACAAACGCATTAGTACGTGGGAAACACCCTATTGCATTTTGTGGTAGTAATGTATATGCTACATATACTGGAATCTTAACAGGAGCATCATATGCTACAAGATATGCTTCGCGGCAGATTGGTTGTGCAGTACGTGCAGTTTGTGCAAATCCATAAGGGCTATGAACTTGACATGCTTGTACGGGTAGGGGAGGGCGTTGATCCCAAGAAAAAGTGGTTGTAGATGCTAGAGCCAGCATCAGTGCTAAAAATATACGCATATTTGTCTCCTAAATATACGTATATTTATCTTCTATGATTCATTATCCTACGCATGGCATCTAGTTCTTCTTCCATTGTTTGTGGTTGGTCGGGTTCACCTTGTGTATACTGCATACTTGTCTGTACAGGAGCATTCTCATCTCCTTGTTGATTTACTGTTGCTTTAGCAACCCCCATATCGTATGACATGTTTGCAGATGTTTGTTTTCCTGCAGGGTCTTGATACTGAGTTGCATCTAAACTGCCATCGTTGTATCTTTGTTTTTGTCCACCGGAAGCAATTCCCTTACCCTGTGCGCTACCTGTATATGTTTTCTTTGAATAACCATTTAAACTTGGGGTAGTGTGTGAAATGGGTGTACCTTGAACACTGGTTACATCGGATCCCATACCACTTGTTGTAGTCTGTTTTCCGGTACTAGTATCAATAGTAGTTCTTTGTCCTGCAGGACCTTCTTTACCATTGGCATAAAAATCAGCCGTATTTGCAAAGCGACTTACGCCCTCTTCTTCTGTTAATCTATTCAGCATAGAAACGTATGCTTTTACGTATTTCGAGTCCATTTGTGTTCCTTGGAAGTATGTAGTATTTATGATAAATACAGTATTACGGAACATATCACATGGCATACGCAAACATTATTATAGGTGAGTTACCCAACGACGGAACGGGTGATCCGTTACGAGTTGCATTTGGCAAAATAAACAATAATTTTGCTAATTTACAGACATTGGTTGACCCTGAAGGTCCTATCGGAGCTTTTCAGTTCAAAACAATTTCAGAAATTGACGGGGCAACTTCTAACAGTTACTCAGGTACTAGTGCCTTAACATTCGACGGTAGTAATGTCACAATAGGTACTAATATAATACCATCAATTACCACTGTTAATATTGGTAGTTCATCAAATACAATTCAAAATATATATGTAGGGAATAGTATTAAAGTCAATGGTGTAACATTAACCGGTGGTACAGATACTATTACCTCTTCTGCCACATTACGTGCAGTTAACCTTACTGCTACTAGTACAATAAGACTTGGTACTACTGTTTTAGTTGATAGCAGTGCATTCTTGGCAACCACTAGTAATAATGATATTGACCAAACACTATATGAAATCCCAATGTCTCAGGTAAGAACAGTAAGATTTGAAATTACATCAATTGAATCTAGTACACAAAACAGTCAATTTGCAGTAGTAGAAGCTACTAAACAAAACAATAATGCAGATGTAAAATATGTGATATCCGGTACTATATTTGTTGGTTCAGTACTAACACACTATAGTGTAACAACTGCGTTTGGACAACTAAAATTCAATGTTTCACCCTTTGCAAATAGCACTATAACTCATAACGTAGTTGCTAAGATAAATACTTGATATGAGAGCGAATGAATTCATGGCTGAATCAAGCCAAAAGAAAGTTTCTAAGAGACAATCACAGTCTACTAGGGGATTGAATACATACGGTGATAGTGAACATGTTAGTAGTGATTATACTGCATATCGTTTGGGTATGGCAGTAGCAGGCGCAAATGGAAAAGATCCACTTCACATGCCAGCAAAAAGTTGGGTAGGTAAGCAAAAAACCACACACCCATATACGCAACAAGAACAGGATATGCTAAAACAAGCATATAAAGCTGTTGGTGCAGAGTATAAAGACTTAAATCACGGTGACATGAAAAGTAAAGAACTAGACGATACTCAAAAATCAAGCCCAATCAGCGGCTTCAAAGGTTTCGGAAAATAATTCAATCACTTTATTTTTGAATAAGTAATTTTATCTTATTCAGGAAAACTATGATTGATATCAACAACACACTAGACTTAATTAAACTAAAATTCTATAATGAGTGGTTATACACTGCCCATATCTACGATGAGGGCGAAAGCGGTTTTCATTTACAACTAACTAAACAAGTAGTTGAATCTTACATTGACCCATTAAATTTAAAGAAAGATGCACATATCTTAGATTTAGGCTGCGGTCCTGGTTACTTCTTAGATGCAATGAAAGAACGCGGGTACACTAATCTTGTTGGTGTAACATTAAGTCCGGGCGATATTAAACTTTGTGAAAGCAAAGGTCATGTTGTTAAACCATATGATTTAACCTTCTTACCACAAAAAGACGGTTACTATGATGAAAGTGTAGACTTTATCTTCTTGCGCCATGCACTGGAACATAGTCCATACCCAATCTTTTCATTAATGGAATACAATCGTATTCTAAAGCAAGGTGGAAAGATTTATATTGAAGTTCCTGCTCCAGATTGTGACCGTAAGCATGAAACTAACTTGAATCACTATAGCATTTTAGGTTCTACTCAGTTAGCCGCATTGATTGACCGTACTGGATTTACTATTAATGCGTTCAATACACTAGAATTTGATTTAGCAGTAGGGCAAGATGAAGAAGGCAATAAAATCGAAGCCAGAGAAAAATACTACTGCATAGTAGCAACTAAAACTCGCCCTTTAGATATCAAATAATCCGATAAATACATCATGTCCTTTGATGTATGGAAACAAGCTAAAATAATGAACGGATTTGACAAACTCAAATCTGTCCCTTCACGTCAAGAAAACCTCGATACTACATTAGAAGATTTAAAGAAACTTAGTGGAATTACTCCGCAAATTATCGGTGAAGAAAGCAATATAAGTATTACTGGAAACGAAAAAGGTCGACTAATGCGTGAACATAACATCAAACCAGGTACTCCCGAGTGGTTTCAACTATGGTTCAGTAAACCATATTTGACTGGCGAAAAGCCTATAGGAAAATAACATGTCACTAAACGGAATATCAACATTATCAACTAAAGAATTAAGACAAAAAGCTAAACTAGATTTAGCGTCATCCGATAGATTAGCAGTATCTAATCCTAGAGTCTATTATGATATTACGCAATTACCAACACAGTATTCTGACAATGATATAGTAGATAATACTAATACTGATGGATTGGTTGCGGGACGTCCTTGGATAACCTCCCAGGTATATACAGGCTTGACTTTTACATATGGTCAAGCTACAATCAGCTTTACACTAACCAACGGAGTTTTTAGTAATATTACCTGCCCATATGGTGCCGGTGGCTATTCAGCCAGCAGTGGTCAATTAACTATGCCTGGTAATCAACTCATTGGGGGAACTAGTCCTGCCAATGATATAGTATGGAACTATGTGTGTGCAGCCAACAATGGCGTTATAACAGGATTTACATATAGTTCAGGTAATCCTTGGACAGGATCATACTCTATAGTAACATCAGGTCAACTATTATACATTGATGCCGGCGACACTAGTAGTTATTCTGGCTCGGGGACAACTTGGACGGACCTTAGCACATATCAAAACGATGCCACTTTGACCAACAGTCCATCTTTTACCAGTGCCGGTACAGCAAGTTATTTTAGTTTTAATGGTACTAACCAGTATGCTCCGGTGACCACATCTAAAATGAATGTCACTTACACAGGTAAGACTACAATGTTTGCAATTAGAACTGTCAATGCCAACACCGGTAATGCTACTTATCGTAACTTGTTTGGTGGCAACGGTAATAATCGTAATTTCAATACCTACATGTATCATGTGTCCGGAAGCACTTGGACAATGCATTTCAGCACCGGTCCTAGTAGCCCGTGGGCCAGCACAGCATCCGCATCTTTCACTGTGACAGATAACCAGTGGATAGTCGTAGCCGCAACACAAACCACTAGTGGAGTAGTGACTTATTATATTAACGGACAACAGATAGGCACACCAGATACTGGCGTAACATTTTATCAATTTATAAACAGTGGAATAGAAGCAGTAGCGAGGTCAGATAACTATTGGCGCGGTGATATTGGCTCAGTTGCTATCTACGGACAAGCATTAAACGCAATTCAAATTCAACAAAACTTCAACGCATTACGCGGTAGATACGGATTATAAACATAGTCCCTTGTGTTTACTAAATAGTAATTATGAGCGGTACACCTTCACTAGTTAAAACACCTTATGTAAAAACTACATTCAACTCGGATAAAGAATTAGATGACTTTATCAAATGTAGTGATCCAAACACAGGTTATCTATACTTTATGGATAACTTCTTTTACATACAACACCCAACACGCGGTAGCATGTTGTATCATCCATGGGACTTCCAAGAAAAACTAATACATACTTACCATAACTATCGTTTCAGCATTAGTTTAATGGCTCGACAAACGGGTAAGTCAACTAGTGCGGCAGGATATCTACTTTGGTATGCTATGTTTGTACCAGACAGTACAATTCTTATTGCGGCGCATAAATATGCAGGGGCTCAGGAGATTATGCAACGTATTCGTTATGCATACGAGAACTGCCCTAATCATATTAAAGCTGGTGTCACTACATACAACAAAGGCTCATTAGACTTTGACAATGGTAGT